GTGCAGGCATGAAAAAGAAAAAAGGCATGGCACGAGGTGGTGCTATGAAGAAGGCACGAGGCGGGGCAGCAAGAAGACGCTAGTCCTTTAAATGCCTTATCTACAAAGCAACATCCCGTATTTTAAATGCTGGGTGAGAAGAGAGTATACGCACAACCATTCTAATTATCATGGTGAGTTTATACATGCTATGGCAATTGCTGTTACAACTATTCCTGATAGATGTTTGAGTTTTCAGCTAGTGTTTACAGGATATGAAGCGGATGATGGTGAAACCGAAAATGTACATGGGGGTGCCATGTGGGCAAGAATGCCAATTACGGCACTCGTTGCAGATGTTCCTTTGGAAGAATGGCCTGAACAAATGCCGACACATTTAGCACAACCCTGGGATTGTAGTTCTCATTTTCACTCTGTTTATTGTCTTGATAGAGTCAGTTCTAGCCCCTGGTTGTGTAAAATAGATGGTGAGTTTTATACCGGAAAATATATATTTACGGTTGATTACACTGAAAACGAGATAGCAGACGATCCTGCGCAGCACAAACAAAGTCACTTACTACAATTAACAGACGCTGGTAAATGGACAGGAAATATTGTAGCTTTACCTAATAACAGGGTTAGAGCAACAAGTCCTGCTCTTTGGGAGACTGGTGAAGGTGCCCCTGATTTTAGACCAAGTCAATGGACACACAGTGCTGAAAGTGATAGTAGTTATATGGACCCAGATATTACGTTTAACAATTTATATTCGGAAGAGTAATCATGGCTACATCAGGATCTAGAGACTTTGACTTAGACGTTGCAGATATCATTGAGGAAGCTTACGAGCGTTGTGGCTTAGAGTTACGAACTGGGTATGAGGCTAAAACTGCTAGAAGGTCGTTGAATCTTATGTTTGCTGAATGGGCAAACAGAGGGATTAATCTTTGGACTGTTAAACAAGGCACACAATCTTTAACTGCTGGAACTGCTACTTACGCCTTCAATGCTACTTTTACTGATTTATTAGAGGTAGTCCTTAGAAGAGATGGTACTGATTTTGATTTAAACAGAATATCTAGAGGCGAATATTTAAGCATACCAAACAAAACAACACAAGGCAGACCTAGTCAATATTACTATAATAGACAAACAATACCTGAGATAAATTTATGGGCAACACCAGATAGCTCTTCAGATACTCTGGTTTATTATTATATTCAAAGAATCGAAGACGCAGATGCGTTGGTAAATACCACTGATGCACCTTTTAGATTCTTGCCGTGCATAGTAGCTGGACTTGCTTATTATTTAGCGATGAAAAAGGCTCCAGATAGAATACAACTTTTAAAAGCTGTGTATGAAGAAGAGTTTCAAAGAGCGGCCGATGAGGACGAAGATAGAGTTCCGTTGAAGTTACAACCAAGTTTTGAGTATCTTAGAGTAACATAATGGGTAGATATGCATCTGGTAAAAATGCTTATGGTATTTCAGATAGGTCTGGATTTAGATATAGACTTTCAGAAATGCGAACCGAGTGGAACGGTTTAAAAGTTGGCCCAGATGAGTATGAAGCTAAACACCCTCAACTAGAACCTCTTAATGCAGGTCCAGATCCTCAAGCTCTTCGTAATCCAAGACCAGATCAATATGTGGATTTGATAACCCGAGTAATTGTAAGAACAAATGTTGGTGATGGTTTTATAGGAGGAGTGCTATCTAAATTAGACGCTCTTACTATGAGTGTTGGCACTGTGGAAGTGACGACTGCTGCTTTCTCAGCATCGACTTTCGATTCGACAAGTGTTACACTTGACTCAGCTACAAAAACTTTTGACGAGGGTTAAATGGCAAAGCAAACTGTAGGGATTGGTTCTAGCGCAAACGATGGCACAGGTGACACACTTCGTGCGGGTGCTGATAAAATAAATGACAATTTTACAGAAATATATAACGCATTAGGAAACAGTTCTAGTGTCTTAACTGATATTATAGATGCAAACGGTCTTTTTGACGTAAGTTCTGGAGCTAATAAAATTGTCTTTTATTACGCTGCGTTAAGCGATTTGCCAAGTGCTTCAACGTATCATGGGGCAGTAGCTCATGTTCATGCAACTGGTGGTTTATACTTTGCTCATGGTGGTGCTTGGTTGCGTTTAAATGACGAAACTAGTGGACCAGTTACTAAGTACACAACCACAGCCGCAACTGGTTCTGCTTATCAATTTTCAGGTCCTGGAGCAACGTCAGGAGACAACCCTAATTTTACTTTCTACAAGGGTCACACTTATCTTATAGACAACACCTCTTATGTAAGCAGTCATCCTTTGCAAATAAGAACATCAAATGGTGGCTCCGCATTCACTACGGGTGTAACAGAAAACTTCAATTCAACTACGGGATTGACACAATTTATTGTGCCACATGAACCTTCTGATACTTCTTTAGTATATCAATGCACGGTTCATAGTAGCATGGTTGGAAATATAACGATAGTATAGCAAAATGAGTTTTACATACACCACACTTAAACAAGCCATACAAGATTGGACAGAAAATGACGAAACAACTTTTGTCAACAATCTTGATGTTTTTATTAAAAACACAGAAGAAAAGATATTAAAAGGTATAAACCTTGATTTGTTTAGAAAAAACGCCTCTGGGGCGATGACTTCTGGAAACCAGTTTTTAGCTGTACCGACAGATTATCTAGCTCCTTTTTCTTTATCAATTACAAACAGCAGTAATAAAGAATTTTTATTATTTAAAGATGTAAACTTTATTCAAGAGTATAATCCTAATTCATCGACCACAGGCACTCCTAAATATTACGCTCTTTTTGATGTTACAAATTTTATTATAAGTCCTACACCGGATGCAAATTATTCGAGTGAATTACATTATTACTATAGACCCACATCAATAACAGCTACGGGAGATGGAACCTCTTGGTTAGGTACGAATGCTCCGAATGCTATGCTCTATGGAGCTTTGACAGAGGCTTACATTTTTATGAAAGGTGAAGCAGATGTGCTTCAATCATACCAAGCTAAATTTAACGAGGCATTAGTTTTATTAAAGAACTACGGAGAATTTACAGAAAATACTGATTACTATAGACAAAGTGTTAAAACAGGGCAAAGAATTTAAGAGGTTTTAATGTTTCAAGCAGAGATGAATGTTCCTGACGTTAATGTGTTTACCTCAAGTAATGGAGGTCATACTAACGAGCAATTAGTTGAACTAGCTTTAGATAAGCTACTTTATATATCAGACGGTGCTCATCCAGCGATTAGAGAACAAGCTAAAGCATTTAAGGAAAGAATAGCCACAGTTATGCTTCAGTATATAACATTGGCAAGAAGCGAAGAACGTGCTACTATTGTGCATATGCTAGATAAAAATGGTCATAATGATTTAGCAAAAATAATAAGGAGCTTATAATGGCAATTACTCAGGCTATGTGTACTTCTTTTAAAAAAGAATGTTTATTAGGTGTACATAGATTTGGAACAAATTCAGCGGATACGTTTAAACTTTCGCTGTATACATCTTCTGCCTCTCTTGGAGCGGGCACTACTGCGTTTACTACTTCAAATGAGGTAAGTGCTAGTGGTAGTTATTCTAGTGGAGGGGGTAGTTTAACAGGAGTTGCACCTACGACTTCTAGTACGACAGCATTCACAGATTTTTCTGATATAAGTTTTACAAGTGCAACGATTACAGCAAGGGGAGCAATGATATATAATTCTACTCCAAGTGCTAACGATGAGTCTGGAAGTTCATTGACTAATCCTTCGTGTGTAATCTTAAACTTTGTCTCAGATAAGACATCTACCTCTGGTACGTTTACAATTCAGTTTCCTACTGCTGACGCATCTAGCGCAATCATTCGTATTGCTTAATAGGTGGTACTATGGCTCTTGTTTTAGGAGATCGTGTTAAAGAAACCACGACTACCACAGGAACAGGAACTTATAGTCTTGGTGGTGCTGAAAACAATTTTCAAGCGTTTTCTGTTATAGGTAACGGAAACACAACTTATTATTGTTGTCAGGATAGCTCTAACTTTGAAGTTGGCATAGGAACATATACAGCTTCAGGCACTACACTGGCTCGAACCACAATATTACAATCTAGCAATAGTGATAACGCTGTAAGTTGGAGTTCTGGGACAAAAACTATTTTTTGTGTATATCCTGCTGAAAAAGCAGTTTTTTTAGACGCAAGTAATAATCTAAACACATTATCATCTGGTGCTGTAATTATGACCACATTAAATTCAGACACTCCTTCTACCACTACTTCAAGCAGTGATGCTGACTTTATTCTCATAGATGACGGTGGCACGATGAAAAAGATAACACCGTCAAATTTAGGTATTGGAGATGGCGCGTCTAAAGGTTTTGCTACCGCTATGGCGATAGCCTTGTAGGAGTAGAATATGGCACAGGATTTTGAAAGAAACATAGCAAGAAACATAGGCACAGGTGCAACCACACTGAGAAATGCAAACTCAGATGATGCAGTCGTTGGTATAAATATCGCTAATGTCCATACATCTCAAATATTAGTTGATGTCTATGTAACTGCAAGTTCTGCGGATTATTATCTTGTTAAAAATGCTCCCATACCCACAGGTTCTTCTTTGCAAGTATTAGATGGTGGGGCTAAAATTGTTTTACAGACTGGAGATGCTTTGAAGATTGTAAGTAACACAGCGAGTAGTTGTGATGCTTGGGTTTCAGTGGTTGACGCAATTAGCACATAGGAAAGATCATGACTAATATTATTACATATGCTCAACGCTTTGATTCTGTTGGAAGCACAGAAATAACTCAAAACATTGAGATAGTACAATTAACTGTAACTACCACCTCTGGTTCTCCTAGATTAACATTTACAAGTGGGGAAGGTGGGTTCACTATCTTAGACATTGATTTTGTGCCAGAGAATGAGTTTCGTATTTATGTTCCTGCCCCAGGATTAAGAGCAAGCAATCTTTGGATATCTAACATGACTAACGTAAAATCATGCACTGTTTTTTATAATAATGTTGAGTAGGAGATGTAATGCCTTATATCGGTGGTCAACCAACAGCAAATTTTGTAGACATACCATCTGTAGAGAGATTTAACGGTAACAATTCTACTACCTCTTTTACCTTATCTAGAACAGTAGGAAACGACCAGGATATTGTTGTTTCTGTCGATGGCGTTATTCAAGATACAAATAAATATAGCGTAAGTGGCACAACACTTAGCTTTAGCACTGCTCCTTCTACAGGGACAGGTAATATCTTTGTAAACTTTCTTGGTCTTAATATTGCCACAGTTACACCTCCAACCGCTAATAAGTCAGACTTTCTTGGTGGTGGTATGTTTCGTGTAAACGATAAGACAGTCGGTGCAAATGTTACAATAGGTGGCGCAGAAAATGCGAGTGCTACTGGCCCTATTTCAGTTAATTCTGGTGTAACCCTTCAAGTAGAAGACGGTGGTACGTTGGCAATCATATGAGTACGTTAAAAGCAAATGCAGTACAAAGTCTCTCAGGCAGTGGCACAAATGTAACAATAGGCAATACATCTACTTATGTATCAGATGTAGGTGGTGTTACACAAAACACAGTGCAAGGTTTATTAAAAGCATGGACAGTTAATGCAAGTTCTAGTGCAGGAACGGTTGGGGATAGTTTTAATAATAGTAGTTTTAGTGATGATGGAACAGGGCAAACAACCGTAACTTTAACAAACCCGATGAACACAGCCACAGATTGGTGTGTTACTCAAGGTGCAACATTATATTATCCTTATGTCTCTAAAGCAGAATCAACCACAACACATAGTTTAGACACTGTTAGTGGTGCTGGAAATTTTACAAACGGCTCCTCAAATGGTATGTGTTCAGGAGACTTAGCATGAGTGAGATACGAGTAGATACAGTTTCAGGCAAAACCACTTCTAATGCTGTTACAATAACAGGACAACAGGGTAGTAGGGTTTGGGTAGCAATAGATGCAGATGCTGCAACGGCTGTGGCTACCGATTCGTTTAATATAAGTTCCGTCACTGATGATGCTGCTGGTAAATATGGTGGAAATATAAACTCAAACATGGATAATGTTGGATATTTTCATGTAGGCTCTGCTTGTAATGCTGTTGATGACTCAAATGATTATAATAGATATGTCACAGGACAATACGCTGGTGGAAGTATAGATGCTGAGAGAACAACTTCTGTTGCTAAAATTGGATATTATAACACCTCTTATGTAGATACTCAGGCTGTGGGATTTTCAATTAATGGAGATTTAGCGTGAGCACCTTAAAAGTAGATAATCTCCTATTGCAGAATAACAATGCAGGCACTGGCAGGATTTTAGAAACGATCTGTGGTATGGCTGATGGTAGAAGTATAACTACGTTAAGCGGTACACATTCATTAGAAAATGTTACAACTTATCAAGCTTTGTCAACTACGTTCACGGATATAACAGGTTCAAAAATAAATTATCTTCCTCCCGAAGGAACAAAAACAGTAGTTTACAAGTTTTCCTATCACGAAAGTTATGCTGGGAATACTTTCGTTTTATATCATACACAATTAATGATAGATGATGTGGAAGTAACTAAAGCAAGAAACACAGTTTATTTAAGTTATATGGCAGGAAAAAGAACTTTTTATTACGCAATAAATTGCGTTGGAAGCTCTGATGACTCAACAACTGGTACATTTACTTCTTGGACAAGTCAAAAAGAATTAAAATTACAAATGCGTGAATATAGTTCAAGCTATAATACACAGTTACATAACACATACTGGTGGGCAGGAGCGGGCAGTGAAAATCTTACTTTACCAATGTTAGAAATAGTAGCAATAGGATAAATAATGGATACACCACAATTTCAAGGCACACATTTATTTGACAGACTATGTTGGGCTAAAGAAAACCTAGACGGAGTACAATCAGACTACCGTGTAGTATATGAGGACAAGATAGACGAATGTGCAAAGATACTTGTTCCTGACCCTAATTGGATGGCGTGTGCTTTACAGGGTGGTATATTGCCTCCTGTTTGGGTATACTGGGAATTAAAGAAAGATGAAGCTCAACCTGATTTTAAAAAACATACTCGTGGGTATTTGTTACATCAGACAGAGCCTGTTGAGGCAATGACAGAGGAAGAGGCAATAGAATACTTAATTCAAAAGGACATACCAGAACACGTTTGGAAGAATTGGGATGAAGGTAATCGTCCAAAGATGGTTATCTGTAGGAAGAATCAACTTCCTACAACAAGAGAGTGGAGAAACGCTTGGCGTATCTCTGAAGAACTAGCCGCGTAAAGGAGATTTAGATGGCTGTAACAACATATATAGTAGATAAGGACGGCAAACAGGCAAATGCCGCTAGTGTTACTAAGCCGTCTGATCGTCATTTTCGTGGTGCTTGGGTGCTAGATGGTAGTGTAATATCAGAAGACCTAGATACTGCAAAAACTATTTTTAAAGATAAAATAAGAGAAGTTCGTGCGCCTTTGTTAGAAGCAGAAGACGTTGCGTATATGAAAGCACTTGAGGCAGATGATGCAACAGCAAAAGCTGCTTCAGTAAAAAAGAAAACAGACCTTCGTAACGCTCCTGCCGCAAGCGCAATAACAAACGCAAAAAGTATAGCTGAATTAAAAGCAGCATGGGATACAAGTGTATTAGGGGCAAGCCCATACGCATAGGAGTAGGCTATGGCACTAACACAAGTTAGACCAGCAGGATTAGAAACACTTCCTTCAGGTTCTATTTTACAAGTGCAGTATACGCAGTATATTACTGCTACTTCTGTAAGTAACAGTGCTAATACTGATACAGCAATTGATGAATTAGCAGTAAACATAACTCCTAAATTTAGTGATTCAATTATTAAGCTTGAGGGGTATTTGTCACACGAACACTCTAATGTTAACTTTGCGGCTAACGCTATGACTTTTTTCTTTAGAGGGTCTACAAAACTATCTCCTGCTGCTGCTTCTAGTAGACGAGTGGGAATAGCCGTGCCACTTATAAGTTATCATCAAAATGCAGGGTCTACGATAGATGGGTTTACTTTAACTTGGTTTGATAATGCTCATAGTACAACTTCACAAATTACTTATAAAATAGGTTTTACAACACTTTATGCTGGAACTATGTACATTAATAGAACAGTTACAGATACTGATAGTAATGAGTATGAAAGAGGTGCTTCTTTCATTTCAGCTACGGAGATAAAAGCGTAATGCCATATATAGGAAAAAGCCCAACCAATGGTGTAAGAACGAGGTTTCTATATACAGCCACAGATGGACAAACAGCATTTTCTGGAAGTGATAGTGCATCTAATACCCTTACATATACAGATGGTATGTTCATGGACGTATATCAGAATGGGGTTTTGCTTAAACCAACCACTGATTATGCGGCAACAAATGGCACAACTGTAACGCTAACAACAGGCGCACAAGGTAATGATGTCCTTGAGATGATTGTGTATGATGTGTTTAGTGTTGCAGAAAACTACACTAAAACGGAGTCTGACACTCGATATCCGTTCAAAGGTAATAACAGTATTATACGTCTTAATGGTCAGACAATAAGCAATGATCTTACAATAGACAGTGATGAAAATGGTTTATCTGCTGGGCCTATTACACAAAGCGCAACCGTTACTGTTAATGGCTACTGGAGTATTGTATGACCAGTGTATTAAATGTAGATACGATTGCAGCAAAAGATGGCACTAGTCGTGTTGCACTTACTAAACAAGAAGCAGCAATAGTTTTGTTTGGAATGAATACGAATAGCACAACTTATATGGGTATAGCTCAAAATGACGTGTCTCCAAAAAATTTAAACATAAGTAGTGGAGAAGATGGTGGAACAGGAAGAATAAATGGTAATCTAACGGCAAGTTTAGATACAGTTAGTGCTATTTATCCTTCAGGTGCTATAGCCGCCAATAATTCTTGCACAATAGACGCTGGTGCAACAACTACAGGAAAAATATTTTGTCAAATGCACGATAATGATACTAGTAATATCGGAGACAGATTAGGTTTTATGTGTGTATTTGGAGACTTGGCGTAATGGCTAGTATTTTAAAAGTGGACAGCATAGGCAAGACAACAGGTTCTACTCAAGATACCATGGCTGGTATGGCAAAGGCTTGGGGAGATTTTGACGCTACTGGAACACCTCATGCAGATAATAGTTTTAACTTTAGTAGCGTGACAGATGTTTCATCCGCTAAATTTGAGGCGGCTTTTACAAATAATATGGCTAACGTAAATTATGCTGCGGCAAGTATGGCAGGGGACGCAGGAGCAAGTGATAACGATAATTTTTCTGTCAAATATGATTATCCTGATACTAAAAAACTTACAACAGGTGTTGGGCTAATAGCAGGAAGTGATGACGGTGCTTATAATGAATTTACCGATGTAGGATATATACAAATGGGAGATTTAGCATGAGCAGAGCAGCTGATTTAGCAAATCTCATAGCAAGTGGTAATACAACAATCTTTGGTGAGGCTGGTGTTACATCTAGTGATTCTACTGGTAAGACTACAAATCTACAGCAGGGTTTGGCGAAATGTTGGTCTAATTTTAATGGCACGGATGATACCATAAGAGACAGTTTAAATGTGTCTACTTTAACAGATAGAAATAGTGGTCTTTGGACTTTAACAGTAACTAATAATTTTGGGAATGATGATTATTCAGGTTCAGGTTCTGCGGCTGATTCTTATCCTGATGCAGATGCAAGGAACAGAATGATTTTAAATATGCCTAATTCTGCTTCTGAAATTTATATAAATGGTTTTAATACAAGCGGAAGTGCTGACTCTACTTTGGTTTATATAAGCAGTTCTAATCACGGAGACTTAGCGTAATGGCAAGCGAACTTAGAGTAAATACACTAAAGGATGCCAGTGGTAATAACTCTATTGCTACCTCTTTTGTGGCAGGGGGTAGTGCTAAAGCATATGGAATGATTGATGGTACAGGAACAGCAGGAGTAATTACAAATTCTTCTTTAAATGCCGCTACAATGACAGACAACGGAACTGGTGATTATACTTTTAATTTAACTAGTAACATGGGTAACACCACTTATATGTTTGTGATAAACAGTCATAATGAGACAACAGGTGTTAGTGCTAGAACTTCTTCTAAGTATACAGATGGGCAAACTGCTGGGGCATTTAGATTTACTGTTGGATATCCAAGTAATACATCTGGTGGAGCAACAATATACGATGAAGATTTTAATCCAATACTGCTGTTTGGAGACTTAGCATAGGAGGTTAAAGATGGCGTTGCCTTTTTCAGCGTTTTCAGAACGTCCTTTTGCTGATGCTGACCAAGTAACCACCCCTGCTTCTGGCACTTGGGGTGGAGATGCCTGGGGCGATGGTGGTTGGGGCGGTGCAATCGGTGTTGCTGTCTCTGTTACAGGTGTTGCTGCCACTTCGGCTGTTGGCAACGAGACTGTTACAGGTGGAAGTTCAGTAACAGTAACAGGGCAATCGGCCACTTCGGCTGTTGGCAACGAAACAGTAACAGGTGGAAGTTCAGTAACAGTAACAGGATTATCCGCTACTTCTGCTGTTGGCAACGAAACGGTAACTGGGTCAAGCTCTGTCTCTCTCACTGGATTATCCGCTACTTCTGCTGTTGGCAACGAGACCGTAACTGGCACAAGCTCGACAGCCCTAACAGGTATCGCAGCAACGGGTGGTGTTGGCTCTGTTACTGTATTAGGCGCAGGTATCGCAGGCGTGTCTGGTACAGGTGCTACTCTAAATGTTGGCGAGGAAACCGTAACGGGTTCAGCTAATGTATCTGTGACAGGGCTTTCCGCTACAGGTTCAGTTGGTAACGAAACCACTTCAATTTCAGTATCTATCGCAGTTACAGGATTATCTGCAACAGGATCAGTTGGTAACGAAACGGTGACTGGCACAGCATCGGTTTCACCTACAGGGTTATCTGCAACAGGATCAGTTGGTAACGAAACGGTAGTTGCAAGTTCAACTTTAAGTGTTACAGGAGTATCTGCCACAGGATCAGTTGGTAATGAAACAGTGGTAGCGGGAGCATCTACATCTCCCACAGGAGCATCTGCCACAGGTTCAGTGGGTGATCTTACTGTATCTCTCGAAACGCCCGTATCTGTTACTGGTGTATTTGCTACAGGAGGTTTAAGTTCTGTTGTTGTTAGCACTAGTTTAGACAGTAGCGTTATAGTCAGTGGTTTTGCTGCAACCGCTAGTTTAGGTAGCGTTACCGTTTCTGCGACTGAAAATGTCACCGTTAGTCCAACAGGTGTTTCCTCCACTTCAGCAGTAGGAGATGAAACGGTAAGTGGCAGTTCAACATTTACTACCACGGGTGAGCAAGCTGTTGGTCAAACAGGCGATATGAACATAAGTGGGGCCTCTGTGACAGGGGTGTCAGGAACAGCCTCCACTCTTGATGTTGGTGACGAAACCGTTGTTGGTACGGCTAACATATCTCCAACAGGAGTAGAGGCAACAGGGGAAGTTGGCTCTGTTGTAATCGAATCAAGGTATGATGTAACTGGCGTTGAGGCTGATGGTAATGTAGGAACCGTTACGGTTACAGCAAGTTCTGTGTCAACAGCCACAGGAGAAGAAGCAACTGGCGTTACTGGAGACGGAACAGTAACTGGTGATTCTTCTTTAGTTCTTACGGGAGAAGAAGCAACTGGTGTCTTAGGGGAAGCAACTATAGCAGCAGGAGCCTCTGTCAGCACAACAGGGGAAGAAGCTACAGGAGCTTCAGGAACCCCAACTATAGTAGCAGGGGCAATCACAACTGTTACAGGAACAGAAGCTACAACTGCTGTTAATGACGTAACCGTAACAGCAGGAGCAACCGTAGATGTTACAGGGCTAGAAGCCACTGGTGAAGTTGGCGATGAAATCGTTACTGGAGATTCATCGCTAACATTAAGTGGTGAGGAAGCAACAGGTGAAGTTGGTGACGAAACTGTTGCTATAAGTATCACTGTTGTAATTACTAATGTTCCAGAGCTTACATCTTCTATAGGAAATGAAACCGTAAGCGCAGGTGCAAATGTTGATGCAACGGGTGAAGAGGCCACAGGTGCAGTTGGTGACGAAACTGTAACAGGGGATGCTTCCCTTACCTTATCTGGACAAGAGGCCACAGGTGCAGTTGGTGACGAAACTGTTGAAACAATTACGATTGTACCTGTAACAGGTGTTTCTGCTAACGCAACAGTTGGCACAGTAACTGTAACAGGACAGTCCGTTGTTACACTAACAGGATTGTCAACGACAGCGATTCTTGGTAATGTAGTCGTGTGGGGAAGGATAGTTCCTGATCAGAATGCAAACTATTCAGAGATTGTTCCGTCCCAAACACCGTCTTGGAGTGAGGAAACTGCTTCTCAAACTCCTAGTTGGTCAGAAACAAGCGCAAGTCAATCTCCATCTTGGAGTGAAGAGGAACCGTCACAAAACCCTAACTGGACAGAGGAAGCCGCATAATGGCAAGTTCATATACAACAAACCTTGGCATCGAAAAACCAGCAACTGGTGAACAATCAGGTACATGGGGTGCTACAACAAATACAAACTTTGATATATTAGACCAAGCGATAGATGGCATCATATCTATAACGCTATCAAGTGCTGGGTCTTCTGGATCTCCTAATTCATTACCTATCAGTGATGGAGCCGTATCAAATGGTCGTAATAAATTCATTGAGTTCACAGATGGTGGAGACTTAGGTGCTACCGCATATGTGCAACTAACACCTAATGATGCAGAAAAAACTGTTCACATACGTAATAGTTTATCTGGAAGTCGCTCTATCCTTATCTTTCAAGGCACTTATAACACAGGCAGAGACTTTGAAATAGGGAATGGAAAGGATGTTTTCTTGAAGTTTAGCGGTGGAGGAACTACTGCAACAGTCACGGATATATATGCAAACTTAGCTGTAACAAAGATTGATGCAACTACTTTGGCTATTGGGGGAACAAACGTAACTTCTACTGCGGCAGAATTAAACATTTTAGACGGTGTAACTGCTACAAATACAGAGCTTAATTTATTAGACGGTGTAACTGCTACAACAGACGAGCTTAACTTTGTTGATACTACCGCAGGAACGGTAGCCGCCTCAAAAGCAGTTGTTGTAGATGCAAATAAAGACACAAGTGGTGCAAGAAATATAACCGCAACAGGTATTATCGCTTCTACGGCTGATGGTGCTACTGCCTTACAATTAGGTCCGAGTGGTCACTTTACAGTCGAAGTAGATTCAAGCAATCGTTTAGTGTTTAAATTTAATGGCACAGTAATAATGAGACTTTCTAGTGCTGGAGCATTAGAGACAGCCGACAATATAACTGCATACCAGAGCTTCTAATTATGGTTTTACCTTCTAGTGGTGCAATATCTTTAGGACAAATCGCAACAGAATATAGCGATAGTCAACCTAACTCTATGAACGAGTTTTATAGAGGTGGGGATAATGTTCCTACTACCGTATCAGGAAGCGCGACACAAGCTGCTCCAAGTTCTAACGGAACATACACCGACTTTGGTGGGGTAACTGGGCTTACACTTGTGCGTAGTACAACATCTACAGAAATACAACAGCTTTTCTATTTGGCTGAAGGAGCTAGTACTACAAAAGGTGGTTCTTCAGATACGCTTATAGGTATTGCTGGAAGGGGAAGAGATGAAAATGGCACAATAACAATAACAGGTACTTCTGGAACAGGAACACGAAGTTTTAGTACTGGTGGTACAATTCCATATACAACTGGTCCTTCTGGTGTTGGCAACGGTACATTTACAATAACAACAAGTAAAGCTGTTGATATAAGATTAAGATATTCAAGAGCAGGAGTTGCTTATACTTTTACTAATAACACAGGATACGATGTAACAATAGAAGGAACCACTGTTGCAAATGGTGCAAGTTCTGCTATTTCTCCATCAGGGGATTATAACATATCATATACCATAACTGCTAATGCTAATGTTCCCACAAGTGGCACAATAGATTTTGCTGATTTTTATGGGGGCAGAGCAAGTTAATGCCTTTAACTAAATTACAGTTTAGACCAGGAATTAACAGAGAAACTACTTCATATTCTAATGAGGGTGGTTGGTTTGATTGTGATAAAATACGATTTAATTTTGGTTTACCTCAGAAACTAGGTGGTTGGGAAAAATATACTTCTAGCACTTATCTTGGCACAGCAAGACGCTTGCATAATTGGATTGCATTAGATGGCTCAAACTATTTAGGTGTTGGTACGCATCTTAAATATTACATCGAAGAGGGTGGCAATTTTAATGACATAACACCTATCCGTGTTACAACTTCGGCAGGTGATGTAACTTTCTCCGCGACCAACGGATCAACAACCATAACTGTTACAGACACTTCGCATGGCGCACAAGAAAATGATTTCGTTACTTTCTCTGGCGCAGTTTCTCTTGGGGGCGTAATTACTGCGTCTGTTTTAAACCAAGAGTATCAAGTAGTTTCTGTACCTACCGCTAATACGTTTACAATTACTGCATCAGTTGCAGCAAATTCTTCTGATTCGGGCAATGGAGGTGGTTCTGTAGTAGGAACCTACCAAATTAATGTTGGTTTAGATACACAAGTAGGAGGCACTGGTTGGGGCGCAGGAGCTTGGGGCGATGATGGATGGGGAGAAGCATCAAGTGTAACCACATCTTCAGAGCTAAGAACATGGTCACATGACAACTTTGGAGAAGACTTAATTATCAATCCCGTTGATGGGGCGATATATTATTGGGATAGAACAAACAATCTTACCACACGAGCCGTCCTGTTAAATACGTTATCTGGGACAAAAACAAGTATTCCAACAATTGCTAAACAAGTAATGGTGTCAGACATTGACCGTCATGTCATTGCATTTGGTTGTGATGGACTAAATTCTAGTAACACTGCGAATGATGGGAATGGGACACAAGATCCTTTACTAATACGTTTTTCTGACCAAGAAAATCCTTTAGTTTGGTATCCAGCGGCAACAAACACGGCTGGAGATTTAAGAATAGGGTCAGGATCTAAGTTTGTTCAAGCCGTAGAAACAAAAAGAGAGATATTAGTCTACACAGATACATCTCTGCATTCTTTGCGGTTTATTGGTCCACCATTTACCTTTGGTATTCAACAACTAGCCTCCAACATAACAATTGTTTCCTCAAAGGCTGCCGTTGCTGTAGAAGACGCTGTATTCTGGATGGGAAATGATAACTTTTATCTTTACTCAGGACAGACGCAACCTATCCCTTGCACTGTTAGAGACAAAGTGTTTCTTGATTTTGACTATGAACAAGAAGAGAAGGTAATAGCAGGAGTAAACTCTCAATGGGGAGAGGTGTTTTGGTTCTATCCTTCTCTATCTAACTCTTTGGGTAACGGAGGAACAGGAGAAAACGATAAGTACGTTGTGTATAATTACATAGAAAAAGTATGGTACTTTGGCTCTCTTAGTAGAACAGCATGGATGGACCGTGGACTACGGACCTATCCGCTTGCAGCAAGTGCAGGATATTTATACAATCACGAGTTTGGCGAAGATGACGATGGTTCTGCAATGACTTCTTTTATAGAGTCAAGCCAAATAGATATAGCAGATGGAGAACAGTTCAGTTTAATTAGAAGAGTAATACCTGACTTTACGTTTGATGGGTCAAGCTCAAATGCTCCTGTTGTGAGTTTAACTTTAAAAGCAAGAAACGCTCCTGGGGGTAATTATCTACAGACTCAATCAAAAGATACTACAAGAACGGCAACTACCCCTGTTGAACAGTTTACAAATGTCTTAAACATGAGGCTAAGAGGCAGGTCTTTTGCGCTACGGGTTGACTCTACAGACCTTGGAGTGCGTTGGAAGATTGGTTCGCCTAGAGTTGATTTAAGGCAGGATGGAAGAAGATAATGGCAAACGTAGGTGATGTTCCTCCAAGATTACCAACGGCACCTGATGAATACAATCAGCTATTCATGACCGACCTAATCAGGGCGTTAGAGGTTTTTATATCACAGGAGAGAAACCCTGGTGAGATGCGTGGAACAAAAATTACATTAACCGATTTACCAACATCTGCTACTGGTTTAGAAACAGGAGCATTGTATAATGATTCAGGAACAGTTAAGATAGTGACATAATGGGATTATTTTCTAAGTTCAAAGATGCAGTAAGCGAAGCGTTACCTTTGATAGGTGGTACAATAGGCATGGCCTATGCTGGTCCTATTGGTGCTGCGTTTGGTTCTGGGATTGGAACTCTTGCTCAAGGTAGAGATATCGAAGATGCTATGAAAAATGCAGCAATCGGTGGTACTGTAGGATACGCAGGTGAAAAATTTTTTGGGATCACTCGTTCTCCTTTAGAAAAAGGTATTGGTAGATTTATTCCTGGACGCAACGTAATTGTTGGTGGGGAAGAAATCATGCCTAGACCAAAATCAATGCCTTTTTTTGGAATTGGTTCGGGAGAAACTCCTGTATCATCTCCTAAATTAGGTCTTGGCTCCCTGGCTCTTGGAGCAGGATTGCTTGGTGGGTTAGCAGGTGGTGAAGAAAAAGAAGAGGACAATTTAGTTCCAGCACAACCTGAACCTAAAGGTGAAGCATTCGGCACGGTCACCGGGCCACTGACCGGAGAGGTCTATGAAATTAACGATCCTGAAGATTTAGCACGTTATAGAGAAGAGCAGAGAAAAATACAGTCGCCAGACTTTACATATGATGAT